ATTCATCAAAATGATGCTCACTATATTTATTTAATAAATCTAAATCGTCTTTTTTTAATTGCTCATCATTATTGATACAAACAGCTTTTTCTACTTTTTTACCGTCAATAATAAATTCTTTTATTTGGTAAATTTTTTCTGATTCTTTCACAACTTATTTTTTTACTAATTTACGATAAATATCTCGTTTTAGAATACCATTTTATAACATATTTTGCAGCATCTATTAAATCTTCTCTCGTTTCTTCTGGAATGTCTAACTGTATTCCTTGATACACTTTCCAACTATAATTTTCATAGTTTTCTTCAAGGTTATAAGATGAACGAGTGTAGTAAATAATCGCCTTCTGCATTGTTTCAATTGCTGAAACCACAGATCCCTGTCCTTTTTGAGCGAAAATAACATTATACCCTGAATTGCGCAACTTCTGCCCTTCCGACTGGTTTAATTCGTTGCCGGAATCGCATATTATTTCTATATGTTTTTCGATGCCTAAAGATTCTAACTCATCAGAAAGCGTACCTTTCATTTCGTTAAGAGGCTTGTATAATCTTTCTTTTAAGAAATAAATCCCATCTCCGTTAGTCTTCATTTCTATTAATGCGGTCGGTGCAGAAATACCGAAATCTAACCCAAAATATTTTGGATATGGCAACAAGTCGAATTCTTCGTCAGATATTATTTTCCAGTTTCTGAAAATACGGTTTGGCTTTTCAGCTTTTAACCCTAACCCATAAACAGACCACATATAAGCGTTTGCCGTTCCTTGCTGTATATTGTATTCTGTAGGTTCATAAGACAATATTTTCTTCTTTTGTTCTGCCGGACAAAAAGGGTTGTCTTTAAATGTTGAGTGTATTAAAAATGCGTTGTCTTGTTTTATTAGTTCATCACTCCATAATTTACCAACAGGGTTGTAGTCCATAAAAACGGATGTACTACAACGCATGTCTAACTGGTCAAAAGTTTCTTTAGGCATTTTATAAAATTCGTTGAACCAAAGATAGTCAGAGTGATAACCGTGCACTTTTAGCTCGTCGTCAGTTCCTTCTATATTTATTGTAGAACCATTTGGAAAAGAAAATATGCTTTCAGTTTTATTAAACTTTACTTGGTCATAATATTGTAAAGTAGGATAGTATTTAAGCATATCCTGTAAAACGGTATCTTTACAATCCTTTTTAGTATTTCTAAATATTGATAGTTTAGTTCTCGGTTTACTCCAGGCTAATAACCAAAAAATCTGTAAAATACTAAAGGTCTTACTCGAACGAGAAGACCCTGAATTTATAATGTATTTGTATTTTCCTGAATTTAACGCTTGCCAATTCTTTTCAAAAACAGGAGTTGCTTTAATCTTCATCCGGCTTTGTTATTTCAATTTGTATAACTTGCGGTTGATTACTTGGTAGTTTTTCACCGCCAGTAGTATGGTCAATTTTGTCACCAAACATTTTTGGATAAAATTTAGCAGCAGTCCATTTTTTAGTCTGAATTAACACATTAGCAACTGACGGCTCTAACTCACCTGCCTTTAACATATCGTAAACATGATCCATTTCTTCAATCTCGCTTTCTGCCTTGTCTTGCATGGCGTTTACATAAAGGTTGCGTAATTCTTCATTATTTCGCTTCCATCTGCACCATGTAGAAAAATCAGGGTACTCCTGCTTTGAAGAAAGAACTGTTTTAATATTAGCCCCTTCTGCTACTTTATCGCAAATCTCTTTACATAGTTCAAGATTATATTCGCTCGGTCTTGCCATAGTTTAATTATCTTGTAAGTTTATTTCAACCCCGGTTACTGAATCTATTTCTTTAACTAATTCACCGAATATACAAAGATAAGGAAAATTAATTTTACAAATTTCTTTCGCTTCTATTTCGTTATTAGCAATAATGTTTTGACCAACAAATGTTTTTAAAATTCCGTCTGTTTTGTCTATCGCTTGAAATGTAGTTATGAATTGTTTCATATACCTAACTGTTTAATTGCTGAATCGGATAGTGTTAAATTACATTTAGAATTTAATAAATATTCAACATTTCTATCTTTATAAAATTTCATGTCTATTACTAATGCATTTTGTGTTTGTTGTAAAATTGCGTTTCCTGTTCCGTTACTAAAAAATCCTTCAAATAAAACGCGATCTTTTGCTTGTTTATAATTATAAAACAATTCTGAATCAAAAATATAGCACTCATCCGTTGTATTGAAAATACTTTTTTCTTCCAAAACATTCCCTTCTTCATCGCAAGGAATAAACATTCCGAGTGTAAGCGGTTGTTTTAGGAAGGTTGCGTAATTTAGTATTTTATCATAACTTAAAGATTTAGGATATGGTAAAATATTTTTTAATCTATATTGTTCTTGTTCTAAAACAAAATCAGTCATTGTAATTAGTTTCATAGTATTTCAGCAATTAAAGAAACATCAACGCTACTTAGGTTTCTATTCTGTTTTAAATAATCAATTCCAAGTCTTTGAGCTTGTCCGTAAAGGTCATGCAGTCTTGACAAATTTAATCTTTTCAAAGTTAATCTTTGTTTAAATATAGGGAATTTTTTAAAAGTATCGCTATTTTCTACTGCGATTTTAAAATCTCTTTCGTTCATAGTTAAAATAAATTTATTAAAAAATGCAATGCATAAAATTAAATATAATTTTATAATTCACTATAAATAAATTAATTGTAAATATATTTATTTTGTGCAATGCGTATATATTCGAGTTAGCCGTCAGTTTACAGAACATTTCGTTCAATAGAAATGTTTTCTTTTGTAACAACAACTATGTAATCTTTTCTTTGAACCGCTAAAGGATATTCTTTTTTCAAATGTTGCATTACTCTTTGCGTTCCTGCAATTAAAGAACCCTCTCTGTTCTTTGCGCGTTCTAAATCTTTTTCTAATTTTTCAATTATCTTTTTGTTTTCTTCCATTTCGTGAGCAATATTATTTAAAACATCAGCTCCTTTTATTTCGCTTCCATCTATTAAACTAACAAGTCCAGAAAAGCTTAAATCGTCAATATATTTCATTTTAATTTGTGTTTAAAAACCGAACGGCTAACAAGTGTTTTACGCCATTGTGGGTTTAGGTTTAATATTAAGTTTATATTCAAGATATTAAGATTTTCATCTTCGTAAACTATAGTAATAAAAAATGATAAGCAAATTTTTTCAGTTTCCTTACCTCTATTATAAAAAGTAGGTAAAGCTGGGTCATATTCTCTTTCAACAATTGCCCCGCCTGAATTTACATTCATTACACCTTTATAACTATTTTGGTTTTTGCCAACAAAAATACTTCTAGTTATATCTCCAATGTTTCTAGTCTGAACTGTTTTTAAATCAATATGTATAAATGCGTCTTTTACTTCAAAAAACATATCAGAACCAACAGGACAAGAATTTGGTTGCCCAACACCTTTCCCATTAAATAAGGCATAAATTATTCTTTCAGCACCTACAGCAAAATCAGATATATTTGTTCCATATTTTCCAAACCAATCATCTTTTATTTTTTCTTTAGTTTGAAAACCCTCCATCATTTCATCTTCAAAAGATTTTAAAAAATGATAAAATTTATTCAAATACTTGCTCTCTAATTTTTCTATTTGCTGATTTGTCATAATACTTGTCTAATTCTTCTTTTATACCTTCGGCAATTTTATTAGCCAATAATACAGGAACGGCATTCCCTATTTGTTTATACATATTGCCTAAACTTCCTTCAAAAACAAAATCCAAAGGAAACGTTTGTATTAAAGCACATTCCCTAACAGACATTCTTCTTTCTTTGTTTGGATGTATTTCTGGACCTGTAGCAGTTATAGTATCACTTGGTGCATCCCAATTGTTTATTCTTAAAGATTGTTCAAATTTTATTTCTTTAAGTTCTAATTCCGTTACTGCTTTGTCATAAGTGTCATCAAATCCTAATATCTTTTTCAATTCCCACCAGTCACTAGGCTTTGGAATACTTCCAGAATTATTATCTTTTCTAAACCAATGTCCAGCGGTGTGTGCATATCCAAAATGTTCGTCCACTTTCTTTGTAGTCCATCCACTTTTATTTCTCCAAAACTTTAAGTAATCACATATTTCGTGCTGATTTACTTTATGTTTTCTCCCCCAAAACTTATCGTGAACATTAGTTCTCGCTGTATGGTTGTGAATTATTTTACCGTCTAACTCAAAAGAAAAATCTCTAGTTCTAACATCAGATAAAAACCCAACCGCCTCTTTTACAGTAACAAAAGGTTTTAATTTATTACCGTGAGTAACTTTTGGAAAAGGATTTTGTAATCCTAACCTATTTCCTAAAATTATAACTCTTTCTCTATTTTGAGGAACACCAAATTCAGAGGCTCTTAAAACTTGATAATCTACATCGTAACCTAATTCCTTAAAATCATTTACAATCATTTTTATTACCTCTCCTTTTTGCATAGATAAAAGACCTTTTACGTTTTCTGCTAAAAAGTATTTTGGCTTTTTATCTTTAACAATTCTTAGCATTTCTTTATACAAGAAATTTCTTTCATCTTCCATTGACCTTTTTATGTTCGCAACCGAAAATCCTTGGCAAGGGAACCCTCCAAGCAATATGTCAATGTTAGGTATTTCTTCACTGCTAATTTGTGTAATGTCTCCTAAAACTATGTGGTTACCTATGTTTTTTTTATAAGTTTCAACAGCTTCTTTAAAAAAATCATTAGCCCAAACTATGTCAAATCCTGCTTGCAGAAACCCCAAATCGAGACCTCCACAACCAGAAAAAAGACCAGCTACTTTGTATTTTTTATTATTTCCCATATTAATGTCGACAAATATATAAAACTAAATTAATAAAAAGCCTTCGCACAACAGCGGTTTTATGAAATTGGGGTTTTAGTCTAAATTTAAAGGTAATTTTATATATTTGACTTCAGTTCTAATGGAAAGGTTTGGGAACAAAAATCCCCAACTTCATAAAGCCGGCGGGACGTTATAAGTAACTTTACTCAACATTGCGGTTAAGCTACCTAATATATTTTTTCGTTATCTCTTTCAACTCATGCTGAATTAAATCTTCCGCAAAATGTCTTAAAGAGTCTAATTGTTTTGCATTAAAATCTTGGTTATCATTTATATGTTTCTCCCAAAAATCATCTTTAATTGCGTTAAAGTTTATTTCACCTAATTCGTAAATTAATTCCCCAAATTTTTGCTGTAAATATTCGTTTGTCATAATAATTATCCTATTTTTCTGTTTCCTAATTTTTCAGTGCTTATGTATTTTAATTGAATATCTATAAAATCTTCAACTGTTGGTTTTATCTCGTCAAACTCTTTAGATTTTTCCCAGTCTTTTTTTATTTGCTCATCAGTATTTTGGTTAAAATACTCTCTTAATTTTTCTACTAAATCCATAATAAAAGCTACTTATAACACTGCATTGTAAATATTATTGCGTCAGTGTTTGATTAATAATTCAGTTTGTGTTTGTATTCTTTTTTTTTGTTCTGTAAAGTTTCCGTAAGTATTCAATAACATCTACAATGCTTTAACGTTAAGCACAAGTTTAAGAACGACCGTCAAAAACGACAATCATACTATCTTTTGTACCACTTTGCTCTTTCCCTTTTGCGTTTAATGGTATGTAGAAGTTTCCGTTTTCATCTAACTTACCAAACTTAATTCTACCTTTCAAAAATTCAATTTCAGTTGCGTTTGGTTTAATCCATTCGTGAAATAATTTTGTAGAAGTCGATACTGGAATAAGGAAAACACAAACTTTACCTTTTTTCATTTCTTCAACTCCTTTTTTTACAAATTCCTCTTTTAGTTTTTGGCTATAAGGTGGGTTTATAAAATTTGAGTTTCCCCATTCAATTTTTAATCCATCTTTTATGATTTCGCCTTCATTATAAGGGCAAGGATCAAAATCAAAATTAAAACGCTTATTCAATTCCTCGTATAAATTTGGAGGTGTAGCGTAATTATCATCGTTGTTTATGTGTATTTTTTTCATACTAAATTTTAAATTAAAAACCTGTGCTTAACAAGTGTTTTGCTCAATTGTGCCGAAAGTAGTTTGCGTATAGGCACAACTGAAGCAAAGCACTCGAACGTTAGCAAACAGTTAATTCAGAACCGCTTAAAAAGAAAAATAAGTTTTGAAATTGATGTAAAAAAACAGATTCAAATTCCCATTCGTCAGATAGATACAATGTTAATTTTCCTTTTTCAAAACCATAAGAAAAACCTTTTCTAATTAATTGTATTTCTATTTCTCTATACAATTGTAAAGTCAAAGGAATAGGTTTTAAAGATGTAAACGGTATTTCTCCAGTTGTTGAATTAAAAACATCGTTATTTTTACTGCAAATTGATTCTACTAAAATTTTAGTTTCACCATATAAGTCAGCAAATACAAAGTTTCCTATGCGTAAATGATTTGGTAAAATAACCGATTTGCTAACATCGGTTTTGTTCAATGCCTTATTTTCGGTATTATCAAATTCTGTTTTCATAAGTTCATTTATTTTAAGTTAGAAAGTTTAGTTTTCAAAAGTCGGCACTAAACAAAGCCGAGAAACGTTATAAGCAATTAGCCGAGGGACATCCATTTTTGGAGTTCGTTACATATCCCAACCCTTGACCGCTTGTGTTTTCAATAATAAAATCGAATCGGCTAAAAGCATATAACAGTGGTTTTATGCAAGCGTGGCTATAAGCATTATCCAATCGCTTGTTTTTTGTTTATAATTTAGTTTTTAATCAATGTTTTTCACTTCTATTTTCACGCCTGACATAAAGCCAAAGGACGTTAGTGGCAATTTTACTCACCACTCCGAAAGACATCAGCGTTGAAATATTTAGCCAAGTTCTCAACCTCTTGCTTAAATTCGGTTTCATCACGCATTGTCTTGCATAACAATATTTCTACAACTCCATCTACTTTTCTGCTTAAACAATAAGCAAGAGCATTTTTATCGTAAGTATCAACGCCCATTGCATAATACGGCTGTTTAATGATAGCTTTATCCAACAGAGATTTGTCGAATAAAAAACTGCTGCTAACAGCAGTTTTGCGCAATGCGGGTTTTTCGTGAAACCCTGAATGGTCTTCCATATTTTGTTTTTTTTTAGTTATTAATTTAATTTTTAAGATTATTTGTCCCGCACTTCGCAAAGCCCCAAAACGTTAGCAGTAATATTACAGAAGAAGCGAATATTCATATAAAATCCTCATTTTATCATAGGAGTCTATCTCATTTGAAAGTTTTGGATAAACATATTTTAAAGTTCCTTTTATATCTTCAATTCTTTTTTCAGAATATTTGTTTAATTCTTCTTGCAACATTTCATAGAATTTAGAATATTTACCACCAATAGAAGTATCTTGGATAATTTCGTTTAATAAATCTTGCTCTATCATAATAATTTAGTTTAAAAATACTACTGCTAACAACGGTTATACAATAGTTGGGTTAATTGTTTAATTTAAAGTTTTTAGCACGCCACATCATAAAGCATTTTACGTTAAACACAAAGCATTAAAATTATCAAAATTAAAATACTCGCTATTATGCAGCACAATATTGAAATAGTTTTGCATATCATGCTTATTCTTTCGTCATCGTAGTTCATAATATTATAAAATAAAAACGCCTATTGTTATTTGTTCGGTGCTTCACTACCGGACTCCTAACAATAGGCTAAAATCTTTTTAGTTGCTAAAGTGAAGCGCAACAGTTGAGCAAATATATAAAATTAAATATAAAACCCATTATTTTTTAGAATATTTTTTTCACTTTGATTAAATAAATATCGTTCTTGAACATATCCGAATCTATCTAATGTAAATTTTCTTTCTGTAATTCCATTAAATACAAAGAATGTATCTGATTCGCATTCTGAACGCACTACAAACAACTTTCTTGCTATATTGAAGTGTTTGCTTATAATATCTGAAATCGTACTTCTTGGTTCTTTAAAATACTCCATTATATCGGATAATGAGTTGTTTGGGTTTTCGATATGGTATCTTATTATTTTAGTTCTTTTTGTTGGACTCATAATATAGTTTTATTAAATTCAATTTGATACGCTCGATAAACATATCCTTTTTGCTTTTTCATTGCCTTAAAATCGCTTAATAGCATGTTTTTTTTAATTGTTGGTTCTGTGTTATGGAAACGGAAAACCTCAACTTCTTGCATTATCTATTGAAAATTTTATAAACTCTTTTCCTTTTTCCGTCTTAATCTTATTGATACTAAGCTCAATAATGTTTTTATCGTTAATTCCGTACTTCTTTTGTAGTATGTCTTGAAACGGCTTAACAGGATTGTCTATATCAGAAGCCATATTACTGAAGCCAAATTCAATATTTAGCTTATATGGTGGCGGTGGCATTTTTATTTTTGGAAGCATTAAAAGCAAATATTTTTCGTATTGTAAGTATTCTTTTGTTTTAAATCGTTTTCCTTTCCAGCATTCATTTACGGATAATGGCTTTATATTTAACTTTCTCATTAATCAAATTTTAGTGTTATGTTTTCGTTTGGTTGCGGTATTTCAATTCCGAAATATTCAGAAGCAAAAACGGTTATTTCACTTATATAGTCCATAAATTGGCTAGTCGAAAGCTCGGTAGTTGATTTAATGCGCTCAACTATTTGTCCAGTATCTTCATTTACTAAAATCGTTTCCTTTAAAAATCTAAGTTTTAAAAGTTCGTGAACATCGTTTAAAGTCATTAAGTTTCCTGTTTCTTTTAAAGCCTGCTGCATTAAAGGCAGTACACAACCCCACAGAAAGGCATTTTGTTGACTGCTGCGCTTCTTTTTTTTCTTTTCAATTCGAATTACTATATCTTTATTTTCAAAGGCGCCAATCGCCTCTTTTATTAAATTACGGTTTCTTACTAAGTTTCCGTTTTTTACGTTTGTTGTAATTTCATAAACCATAGCCTAAATCCTTTAAAACCTTATTTTGTTTCGCGTGACGTTGTTCATACTGTTCGCCTCTTAACTCCGGTTGCTGTTCCTGTATTTGTCTAGAGAACCTTGCGATACTTTCTAAACTCGGAGCATTTGTAAATTCAATTCCTTTTAAAAAGTCAAAAAGTGTTACTTTAAAAAAACGTTCATTCTTTTTGAATACGTAAATATATAAATACTCAGCATATAATTCTTCGTTGCTATCACGTAATTTAGGATAGCACTTTAAAAGTACTTTTACTTTTTCTTTTATTGGTTTCATCTTAAAATTCCATTTGATAAATCAACTTTAATAACAATGAAACAATTGTTTTCTATTGAATTATTCATTAAATCTAAAATTAGATTATAATCATTTTTTAAAACTAAATCATTTATCATTTTTCTTTCTATGGATTCAACGCTTTTAGATATTGATACGTGGCTATTATATATAAATCCGTTCCATTTAAAATACTCTCTTATATCATTTAAAGTAATATCTTTTTCTGTATTTCTTATAACACAAATTAACATTTGTCTATAAATTACAGGATTTTTTTTTCTTGTTTTAGAATTAAATATTTCTGATGGAGTTATACCGTAATGATTACATACCGCGTTTAATGCTTTACTCATTTTCCTGATTTTTTAGCACCTTCGTTAAATATTCTTTTAATATTGTTTGAGTAGTTAAACTCTTCATTTGAAGAAAAATCTTTATGATTTCTTTCAGATTGTGTAGCAGCTATTTCGCATCTTTCATCAAAATATTCTCTAAAAAATGAAAGTATATCTGATATAGAAATCCTTTCATAAAACTTACCGTATTTACCTGAAATAATATTTTTAAATAATAGTGTTAAATCTGAGAATTTAATACTGTAAAATTCATCTAAAATGCTTTGTGCGCAAAGTTCTGTCTGCTCTTCGCTCATAGGATTTTTTAAATCCATTAGATTATTAAGATAAACAAGCCAAATCATTAACATAGATTTTGTAAACTGTTCTCCTTTTTCTCTTTGCATAGTCCCTATCGTTGGACTATTTGCATTCATTGCTTTTTCTATTGTAGAAACTTTACCTGCAAATGACATACAGTTTTTAGGATTGTAAACCTGAAGCAATTTTTCGCATGAAATCTTCGCTATATTTACCGTTTGAATTTGTATTTTGTTTTCCATTATTTATTTGTTTTTTAAGTTCAAAAAATCCTTTCCATCCTTCTGATATGCTTTGCCTAATTATTTCTAAAGCTGTTTCTTCATTGTTTTTAGATAATTCATTCAATTTTAAAAGAGCGGCTTGCTCGGAAACAATTGATTTGTATTTAAATTTATGTTCATCGCTTTTGTATTTTTTCCAAACTAACCATAGTTCATTAAATTCTAAAGATTGGAAAGGCAAAATTAAAATTGGTTCAGAATCACCCTCTTTTTTTTTATTTTCTCTTTTTTTCTCTTTTCTTTTCTTTTCTTCTATACTCTCATCTTCTCTTATGGCATCACTTTCGCTTTGCGGTTTTGATGCGGTCGCATTGCGCTCGCTTTCTTCCTTCTGTTTGCGGCGCTTTTCCCAGCCTTCTTTTGCGTTTTTAGAGTTTTGTTTACTCGTATATTCAAACTCATTAAGCTGTTCAGATAAGAATTTAATAAAGATATTACCTTCTAAAATCTCAATTATTTTTTCATCGCAAAGCGACTTGAATGCGGTCGCATTGCCAGCGCATAACTTTTGAGTCGCAAGTTTCAATGGTACGTCTCCAAGTCTCGACCAATACATACTACATAAGTCAATAAACAAACCTTTGTCTTCACGGGATAGCATTTGTATGTTACCGTTTTCCCATTGGTTTGGCTCAAATTTAAAATATGGAAGCTCTTTAGCCATAATAAAAAGTATAAAATACAAAAACCCGCATAATCCTCTGCGTCTCACTTCAGATTCATATACGGGTTGTATAATGTTTTACGTTGCTTATGTGTGAGACGGCAACAGTACAAATATAATTAATTTTAATTAACTACAAAACTATTTACGAATTATTTTAAAACCATTAAGCAATCTGTTGTTTTCAAGACTTCGTATAATAGTGTTTTTGTGCACTCCTAATATTTCAGATAGTTCAATTCTGCAACCTTCAATAACTGTTTCACCTTTTGTAGCGACATAAATATCCTTTTTACGTCCGGATTGTGCGCGGCCTAATAACTCCGGTTCTAAGCCTTCTTTAACTCTATTGAAATCATCCCAGTGTTCTTTTTTCCAATCTCTGAAATTAATGTTCCATAATTCCCAATGATGATTTTTAGCGTGTGGCAACATTACTCTGTGTCTATCTATATCTTTCATCGTACTATTTTTTTACAGATTCCTAATACTGATTTTTTATCTTTTGCTAAAGCGTAAAGAGTAGTTTCCATATCATCATAATCAATAAAAGCCATTTTAGCTAATAAATTAATTATTTTTTCACTTCTTTCAAAAGCCATGTCGATTATATTTTGACCTTTAAAATCTTCTAATTTGTTTTCGGCTTCTTGAACTTTATTGAATTCGTTTTTCTCTGCTTTTATTAATGCTAAAATAAACGGGTTCCCAAGTCTTTTTATGTCCGCTTTATATGCAGATGTACGTTTAAGTACTTCGTTGTGCGCAAGTGCGTTTTGATTAGCTAAAATAGTTTTTGCTCTTGCTGTATTGAAAATCATTTCAGCAAGTTCTCTTTCTGTAATTTCTTGTTTCATGGTGTTTAAAAAAGCCGGATGTTACTCCGGCTGTTGTTGTTAAATTAAATTTTTATTCCTTTTTTAATTAAATATTGTAAGTGATCTAATTTTGAATTTAAATAAACTCCGTTTTCATCTTTAAATATTTTTCTTTCTGGGCATAATGTCAAAAAAACGTGTGCTTTATGATGCTCTTTTCTTTCTAATAAAAAAACATCTTCCAAAAATTCATCATTATAATTCCAATGATGCAATTCAATCCATTTAGTAGTTTTAAACTTACGGCTTAGATTTTTATATTTTGAGTTTTTAGAATGTGGTCTTTTTTCGTTCCAAACCTTTTGTTTTTCTTTATACTCAAGTCTTTTATATTTATCCCTATGTCTTTGTCTTTCTTTTTCTAATCCTTCAGGCGTCGAAGTGTTTATTTCAGTTCTTAATTTAGAGTCATTAACTGTGCATTTTTTACACTTGTTTAAATGACCGTCTCCCATTTGTTTGTGTTTATAAAATTCTGTAATTTCTTTTTCTTCATTACATTTAAAACAAACCTTTGTAAAATTTAAATTCCCCATATCTGTAAAATTAATGATTAAACAAATATAGGGAATTAAAATGGTAATAACAAATTTAATTTACCTTTTTAGAAAGGAAGGTCGGTATGTTCTTCTTCAGGTTCAATATTAATTGGTTCTGAAGCATCCGATGTTTTCTTTGCAAATACTTTCAAATTACCTAAATATGGTAAAGGAATTTCTTTTGCTTTTTCTGAACCTAATTCTTTCCAAATTTCACTTGGTAACTTTTGAACTTGAAAACCCCAATTACCGTTGGTATCTTCTGAATCCATAGTTACTACATCGGTCTGCATATAAACAGCTCCTTCTTTTTCTGTAAGATAGTTTTGTTCAATTGGAATAACCAAACATTTAGCACCGTTTTTTGTTGTGATAAATCCGTGTTGTAATTTTGTTAAAGCAATGCTTAAAGCATAAGATTGTAATTTTGCCATTATATTAAATATTTAATTTAGCCTACCTTGTTATTCTGCTGTCGGCTTTTCAGATAATTTTGTTTTTAATGTTTCTTTTAATTCGTTTAAAGAGTCTTTTTCTTTACTTGGGGGTATTGAAGTCCAATTTTTTGCCAATTCATTTAAATTAGCTGAACTGTTAAGTAAATCAGTATATTTTTGAACGTTTGTCTTTTCTGAAAACTCTTTTGTTACCTCTGCTAAGTACCTAACATCATCAAACAAACCCATAAAAATATCCGCGTTAAATCCTAATTTAGATATAGCTTTTGTAAGTGTATCTGTTTCAAGTTTTTTCGCAAAGTTATCATCTATTTTTGTTTTTGCATTATCCATAAATAAAGAAGTTGCATTTTTAATTGGAAACTCTCCTTCAGGATAATAAAAAACAGCGTGTAATACAACAAGACCTAAAGACTCAGATAAGGTATAATCAAAATTCATTTCTTTAAAACCCCATGTTTTACCATAACTACCAAATTGTTCAGTTACATTTTTAATTTGATACTGGGGGCTAATTGAAGTTATATTATTCCCTTTTACATTAGCTTTCTTTGTATATTTAGGATTAGTCTTTTCGACTTTATTCCATAGTTCTAAATTATTTTCCATAGTTTAATACTTTACCTGCAAGCTATCTGCTGCATATTTTACACTAACTTTAGGTACTTCTACACCTTCACTATCATAAAAAGGCTTATCGGTTTTTAAAGCAAGTTTTAAAAGTTCTTCTCGTTCTTTCAATTCTTTTAAAATATCAGAGTAAATAGGATCTTCTGAAAATTGAATCATTGCTCGGCCATTAACCGGATTTACCTCAATACCGAAAGCGGTTTGTTTTTCACGCGGAAGATTATCTTTAAAGGCATCGCGTACATTAGTAACTGCTAAACACATTCTTTCAGCTTGTGCGAATGCTTCAAAAGTGTCAATTTCACCGCTATCGATAATGTCTTTTGCGAATTTTTTACTACTTAATTCAATTTCTTTTTTACTTGGCAAAAAGTTTGATGTCGACATTTCCTGTTCGCGCATCATTAAGAATAAATCTTTACTCATACTATTTTCTTATTTAAAATTTTCTCAGCCTCTTCTTTTGTGATTGTTTCGATTGGTTTCATGTATTTACTTACTGAAATATAGAATTTTATATCATTTTTAAAATCTTCTTCTGATTCACAATATA